GTAGGCCTCGGCGATGACCCGCACGCGGCCCGTGGCTCCGGTGAATCCTGCGTGTGCCCCGGCGGTCGGGACCGTCTTCATCACGAGCTCGACGTCGTCGGATCGGCCCGCGAACGCCGCGGCAAAGGCCGCGTTGACGATCTGTGGCCCTTTCCGGACGTCGGCCTGGCCGACCCACAGGAACCGATAGGGCCGCGCCGGACGGGGCGGCACGGGCCCCCGGTGCGCCTCGCCCAACCCGAGCGACACTACCCGGATCGGTCGTCGCACGCCGGCCCACTGGAAGGCCGTCCGGCTGTGCCGCGAGGGGACGAGGACGAGGTCCGCGCGACTGACGGCCGCCACCTGCTCCGGTGGCACCTGGTCGAACTCCGTCATGGTCAGCAGCACGTTCCGGCGCCCCGGGATCGGCGTGAAGACGTGGGGCGGAGCCACGTGCAGCGCGGCCGGGGCGTCCGGATCCCACGCCACCCGGGCGTCGGTGAGCGCCTGGAAGAGGCCCCCGGAGACGGTGCGGTAGCCCCAGGCGGGGCCGGCGTCCCCGTCAAAGGTGATGGGATAGGTGAGTTTCACCGCACTCGCAGCTTCCGCGCGGGCACGCCACCCCAGATCTCGCCGGCCGGGATCGGGCACGTGGCGACCGCGCCGGCCGCGAGAATCGCGCCCTCGCCGAGATGACACCCCGGCAGCACCACCGCGTTCGCGCAGACGACGGCTCGGGGGCCGATGCTCGTCAGCATCTTCCTGGCCGACTGTCGCGTGGGGCGAGCGGCGGCACTCATCGAGGGCCAGGACGGGTCCGCGGACCCGCTGAGGATCTTGCCGCCAGAGGCCACGGCCGACTCGGCGCCGAGCTCCAGGGCCCCGCCGCCGATGTTGAGATGCGCAAAGCTGGCGATATGGACGAAGTTCCCGATCAGCAGCCCGAGGCCGCCCTCCAGCTTCACGAACGAGTCGATCCGCACCTCGTCGCCGATCTCGATGGCTTCCGGTCGGAGGATCAACACGGGGTGGTAGACGGTCCAGTCGCGGCCAAGCGACTTGAAGGCCGCGGAATCGAAATCCCACCAATTCAAGCCGGTGCCTTCGACCAGGTCGAGAACACGGCGAACGGCGACACGCGCCCTGGCGGACCGTCCCCTAGACCCCGGAACGCCGGATCCCAGAGGGCGAAGGGCTGCACCACGGGCACCGTCGGGTCGACCAGGATCGTCACGCCGCGATCACGGAGCCCCGCGCAGAGTCCGAGCGCGCCGTGGTCGCCGCCGCGGACCCCATCCCGCACCGCCCAGGCCGGCAGACTCCAGACACTGCCCACGCTGTCGACGGCGAAGCGCTGGTCCGGTCGGTAGACCGCGTGGTAGGGCGGGTGCGCCTCGAAGTGGCGGCCCTGGGCGCGATAGACGTAGGTGTCGTAGAAGATCGTCTTCGTCCCGATGGTGAGCGTCGGCCACCCGGCAACGGCCTCGTCCCGCTCGCCGGCCAAGCGCTGGGCGATGTCCCGCGGGCTGCGGAGATCGGATTCGTGGATCAGCACCCGATCAGCCTCCGGGTGGAGATGCTCGAGGCCCGCGTCCGCCGTGCGGGAGAAGCGACGGAGCCGGGTCTCCCGATCTTCCCCGACGATCCCCGTGTCGTGGCGGATCACCGTCACGCGACCGGGCCAGGCGATGGCGCGCAAATGCGCCTCCGTGTCATCGACCGAGTCCCCGACGACCCAGAGCCAGCGGGCGATGCCAGTCTTTGCGAGGAGATGCGCGACCCGCGCCTCCAGGTCGCGCTCGATATCACTCCGCCAGAACGAGAGCAGGACCGTCCTCATCGCGGCCGCCACCCGGTCGGGAGCGTGTCTGGCGGGGGGGGTGCCGGCGCGACCGCCGCGACCACTGACGCCGGGCGCTCGATCACTGGGAGCACGACCGGCACCGAGCGGGCCGCGCGGGCCCGCTCTCGCCGCGCCTGCAGAGCGGCGGCCGGATCACTGCGTTCGAGCGCCCGCAGCCGCGCCGACGCCCGGAGCTGGACGATCGCCCCAGGGGTCTGGAGCCGGGCGAGGGCCTGTGGGAGCGTCTCGATCCGATCCACCATATCGAGCTTGAGGGCCTCGGCCGCGCCGACGGCTCGGCCTTCGCCGAACCCCCCGCGCACGTCGGCGGGCGAGACCTCGCGCCCCCGCGCGACGGCTTTGGCGAAGAGGTCATAGTAGGCGTTGACTTGCCTCTGCATCGCCGCTTGGGCCTCGTCGGTCAGAGGCCGGAAGGCCGCGTCCTCCGCCTTGAACTTCCCCGCCGTGATGTACGTCACCTTCACACCTTGCTGCGCCGCCATGCCCGTCAGATCCTCGTGCGTCCGGATCACCCCGATCGAGCCCACCTGCCCGCTCGGCGTGACCACCAGTTCGTCGGCCTGGCTCGCGATCCAATAGGCAGCACTGGCCGCGAGGCTGTTCGCCACCGCCACCACGGGCTTCCCGCCCCGCTGCTTCGCGAGCACGTCACTCAGTTCGGGGATCCCGAAGACCGAGCCCCCGGGGCTGTCCACGTCAAGCACGATCACCCCCACGGCGGGATCCGCCACCGCCGCCTGGAAGAGTCCGGTGAACTTTTCCGTCGATGTTCCCCCGCTCATCGCGGTCATGAGGTTCATCCGCTGCGAAAGGATCCCGTGGAGCGGCAGCACCGCGATGTCCCCCGTGAGCTTGGGGGCCGGGTCCGCGGGCCGCTGGGCCCCGACCCGCTGGCGGATCTCATCCGGTGAGAACCGGTCGCCGCGGGCCCGGAGCTGGAGCACCTCGACGATCGTGTCCAGGGTCGCCGGCAGAATGGCCCACGGCGTCTCCTGGACGAATCGCACCACGTGGGAATAGGACTCGGTCATGGCTCAATCCTCCGCGGCGGCGGCCGCCAGATGCCCATTCGTCTGCGCCAGCGCGAGCAGCGCCGCCGGCCCCTCGGCCTCCCAGCGCGGGAATACCGCGCACCCAACCGCGAGCAACTCCGCGCGATGGTCTCGACAGAACCCGCGCGTCAGATCGAGCGGCAGCACCAGGAGCTCGCTCAAGTAGGCCGCGTGCCGGGCGTAGAACGCCTCGACCCAGGTCCGCCAGCCGTCGACGTCGGCCAGATGCTTCCGAGTGGCCTGCCGCCGGATCGTTTCCACTTCCCGCTTCGTCGCCCGCTTGGCACTCTCCTGCAAGATGGCGGTCGCCCGATCGCGGGGCGATGGCGCGGGGATCGGCTCCGGCTGCGGGGCCGGCGCGGGGGTCGTCACCGGCTTCGGCGGCGGGGGGCCGTCCATGCCGGGCCAGGGCGGGAGGTTCTCCGCCCGGCGCACCTCGTTCACGGACTTGAAGGGCCGGCCATTGTTCTCCGCGAGCGCGGTCGCATGCGCTTGGTACCGCTCGAGCGTCGTGCCCATCAGGAGCGCGTCGAAGACGAACTCCGCAAAGAAGCCGGGGAGCGTGATCAGGTCCCGCTGGGCGGACTGCTTCCACCGCGCAGCCCAGGGCCCGAACGTGTACTTGACGAGGTGCTGGCTGAACACCTCCGAGGAGGCATGCGTCGGCTCTTGCTCCGAGGACAGCATGTGATGGGGCAGGCGGAGCCAACGCGCGAACTCCCGCACCTGGAACTCGCGCTCCTCGAGGAGCTGGGCATCCTTCGCGGTGTTCCCCAGCACCTTGGCCTTCGCCCCTTCGTCCAGCACCAGCGTGCCGTGTTTGCCGGAGAGCCCGGAAAACGCCGCGTTCAAGGCCTCTTTCCATTTCTCCCGGGCGGTGGCGCCGATGCTCTTCTCGGTCTCCACGACCAGGCTCGGCGTTGCGCCTTTCGAGAAGAATCGCGAGCCGTGCGCTTCCATCGCCAGCCAGAGGCCGACCGCCTCGCGGGCGAGGGCGAGCAGACGGAGTGGGACGAAGCGATGCACCCCGAGGCCGCTGACCCGGAAGAGCTCGTCCTGGAGCACGGTGCGGATCTCGCCGGTCGCGGTGCCATCGGCCCGCACGTTTCGCACGCGGTAGACGAGCCGTCCCGAGGAGGCCTGGGTCACGTCCTGGATGTGATCGGGGTGGATCGGCCAGAGCTCGCCCACCACGCGACGCCGGCCGGGTTTGATCTCCGCGACGCCCTCACCCCACAGGATCGCCCAGGCCGTGAGCATCTCGATGAACTGCTGGGCGGTCTGCCAGGGGTTCGGCTGATCGTGGAGCAGCGTGTAGAGGGGATCGTCCGTGGCCGGCGTGCGCCCGCCATCTTCCGATTCCTGGAACAGCTTGAACGGCAGCATCCCGAGCGTCTCAGCGATCACGCGGACGCCGGCCGTCATGGCACTCACTTTCAGCATCGCGTCGGGACCGACCGGCACGCCGCTCAAGGTGGCGCTCAGCCACGCGGGATCCTGCTGATACCAGAAGTTGTCCCAGGGCTGATAGGTGGCCCGGATCGCCGGCGAGAACAGCGCCCGGATCGTCTGGCCGAGGGTCATAGGACGAGCACTTCCTCGCCGTCTCGGTCGAGGCGAGATTGCTGGTCACCTGACGAGACCAGCGCGCGTGCCAGGCCGGTCACCAGGGCGACGATCGGGTCAATCCGCTCCGTGCTCTTCGCCTTGTCGGGCTTCAGGTTCCCGGCGGGATCCTGGCGCACGACCACATTGGCCGCCGCCCAGGCGAGCAGCGGATGGCCTCCATGGCGGAGCGTCCGGCCAACCACGAGCGCCTCCAGGGCCTTTGACGGCGCCGACAGCGACCCGAACCCTTGCCGCACCTCCACACAGGTCGCGCCGTCCTCCTGGAGGTCCGTGATCAAGCCCGTGGCGTTCCATGGATCGAAGCAGACCTCCTGTAGGCGGTACCGGCTCGCCTGGGCCTTCACCCACGCCCGGATGTGCCCGTAGTCCACGACGTTGCCGGGCGTCAGGGTGAGCGCCCCCTGCTCGGCCCAGAGATCGTAGGGCACCCGATCCCGGAGGACGCGCTGATGGACCCGCTCCGCCGGGAGCCAGCAGTGCGTCATAACGTCCACGCCACCGACATCGTCCGGCACCACCAGGCACGCCGCCGTCAAGTCGGTGGTGCTGGACAGGTCGAGGCCCAGCCACGCCCGGCGGCCCTCGAGCGCGGCCGGCAGCTCGGCCCAGGGCACCGGGCCCGTGCACTCCGCCCAGGCCGTCCCGTCAAGCCAGCGGGTCTCCGATTCTGTCCACTGGCAGAGATACAGCCGGCGGAAGGTGTGCTGGCGGGCCGGGATCTCCTTCGCCTGGCGCGCGGCCACCCGCATCTCCTCGAGAGAGCGGAAGTCGCCGAGGGCGGGGTTC